CGATGCTTTATATCCAGGAGATCTGGGTAATTCATTGGAAGTAGCATACGTACAAAGTACTCAGTTTGAGAACGATGTAATTGCTGTCGCAGACGTCAGCGCATCAAGATTAACTGGTAATACACAAATCGGTCAAACACTCGCATTCAATGCATCTTCAATTGTATTTGAAGTACTTCCAAGTGCAGCTCTAGCAGCTACTACCTTTGAAGCTGGTGATATTGTTGAAGTTGGTAACGAATCTGTTGGATATCAAGACATTTCTGTAGCTACATTCGCAGAGAAAACCTTGGATTCAGCTGGTACTGAAACTGCTAACACTTCACTTATTGCTTCACACGAATACACAATCGCTCTTGATTCAAGCTATAAGCTTGCAGAAGACGATTTAAATAAGTTGAGTTTGACACGTAAGTGGAAATACCACAATTCATTCGGTAGAGCACCGCAAACTGGTAACTATCACGTCTTAGTTAAAGACGAAGATGGAGTTATTACTGGTGAAGCAGGTACTATACTAGAGCTTTATGAAGATGTATCTAAAACTTCATCTGCTACACTACCTGATGGATCAACAAATTACTACCAGCAAGTGATTGCAAACAAATCAAGTTGGGTTAAAGTTGCTAATACAGCACACTTTGAATCTGGTAGCCAATACAGCACATACGAGAGTTTAGCAAGTGGTACTTCAGGTACTTCTGAATCAGCTACATCTCTTGCTGCTAAAGCAGCTGGTTACGACTTGTTTAAAGCGTCAAATGAAATTGATGTTTCATTCATTCTTCAAGGTAAAGGTGACAACTCAGGTAACCTTGCTAACTATATCATTTCTAATATCTCAGATTATAGAAAAGATTGTGTTGCATTCCTATCACCTTCTAAAGAAGCAGTAGTAGACGAAAATAAAACAAACGCAAAACTTACCAAAACAATTGCATATAGAAATACGCTTCAGAATAGCTCATACTGGTTTATGGATTCTGGATATAAGTACAGATACGATAAGTATAATGACTTCTATCGTTGGGTACCACTTAACGGTGATACTGCTGGTCTGGCTTCAAGAGTTGAACCTTTTGAATCTCCTGCTGGTTTCCGTAAGGGCGTAATCAAGAATGTTGTTAAACTTGCGTTTAATCCTAATAAAGCTCATAGAGATCAACTATACAGCAAAGATATTAACCCAGTGATGAGTCAAGTAGGTCAAGGAATTGTACTATTTGGTGATAAAACAGGACTTGGTTTAACTTCAGCATTTGACAGATTAAATGTGCGAAGATTGTTTATCTCGGTTGAAAAGGCGATTGCCAATGCAGCTCAAACATTCTTGTTTGAATTAAACGACGAATTTTCTCAAACACAGTTTAAGAATATCGTTGAACCTTTCCTAAGAGAAATTCAAGGACGAAGAGGTATAATTGACTTTAGAGTTATTGCTGACGCTACTGTTAATACTCCTGCGGTAATTGATCAAGGTAAATTTAAAGCTAATATCTTTATTAAACCGGCCCGCTCAATTAACGTTATTGAATTAACCTTTGTGGCAACACGAAGTGGGATTGAGTTTGAAGAAATTGTCGGCTCAATCGGTTAATAAATAATATAAAAGGAGAATACGAACATGGCATTTAACATTAACGAATTTAAGTCACAGTTAACTGGTGGCGGTGCCCGTCCAAGTCTGTTCCAAGTTCAAATTCTTAACCCTGTTGCTCCTGAAGCAGATTTTAAAGTTCCATTCATGGTACGAGCTGCTGGTTTACCAGCCTCTACCGTGGGTTCCTTTAATGCTAACTACTTCGGAAGACAGATTAAGTACGCAGGTGATAGAACATTTGCAGATTGGACAGTAACTTGTATTAACGACGAAGATTTTGTAGTTAGAAATGGTATGGAAGCTTGGATGAATGCTATTAATACACATGATAGCAACCTACGTGCCTTACCACAAGATTACAAATCTAACGGCATTATAACACAATATAGTAAAGATGGCGACGCAATTAGAACTTACGTCTTTGAAGGAATGTATCCAACTCAAGTAGACCAGATTACTATGGACTGGGGCACAACTGATCAGATCGAAGAATTTACGGTCAACTTTAGTTATGACTTCTGGCGAGTAGAAGGCTCTACTGGAATTCCTACAACCTAATTTAGGTAATATAATATGAAATTATTTGGTTTTGATATATCGAGGCCACAAGACGAGAGTAACAAAGATGTTGCATCGTTTGTGGCCCCACAAAATGACGATGGTGCAATTACCGTTAGTGGTAATTCACTTGGCGGTTTTTATAGTACTATACTTGATATGGAAGGTGCAGCTAAGACTGAATCTGAACTTATCACAAAGTATAGAAATATGGCGATGCAGCCTGAAATTGCTCAGGCTATTGACGACGTAGTTAACGAAGCGATATCTGTTGATGTCGATGAAAGCGTTGTTAAAGTTACTTTAGGTGAGGCTGACTTACCTGATAAAGTAAAAGAGCGAATTGTAGAAGAATTTGACAACGTATTGGCCATGATGGACATAGCTAATAACGGTTATGACATGTTTCAGAAGTTCTATGTTGATGGTAGATTAAACTATCACATAGTAATTAATCCTAAGGATTTAAGAAAAGGTATCATAGAATTAAGATACTGCGACCCTAGAAAACTGAAACTAATACGTGAAGTTGATAAAAAGAGTAAGGATCCTCATAGTGGAGTCCCTACTAAAAAGATTAAGAATGAGTATTATATGTACTCAGAAAGTGGGTTTGGTTCTAACAAGTCTGGTGGAGATGGTTCAACGACAGGCTTTAAGATTACTAAGGATAGTATAGCTAGAGTAACATCTGGCATGATGAATGAAAATAATAGTTTAGTATTATCTCATTTACATCCTGCAATCAAGCCATTAAACCAACTACGTATGTTAGAAGATGCTACTGTTATTTACACATTAACAAGAGCACCTGAAAGAAGAATTTTTTATATTGATGTCGGTAATTTACCGAAAGCTAAGGCAGAGCAATATCTTAGAGATATGATGACTCGCCATAAAAATAAGCTTCAATATAATTCATCAACTGGTGAGATTAATGATTCTCGCAAAATGATGACAATGACTGAAGATTTTTGGTTCCCACGAAGAGGTGGTGAACGAACAACTGAAGTTGATACACTGGCCGGAGGCTCAGCTGCTGGTTTAAGTGATGACACAAACATGTTGTACTTCCAACGTAAGTTATATAAAGCGTTGAAAGTACCTTTAACACGTTTAGAGCCAGAGAGTCAAGCGACCTTTGGTAGAGCTTCAGAAATTACACGTGATGAACTTAAGTTTGGTAAGTTTATCAAAAGACTTAGATCACGTTTTTCTTGGTTGTTTACTACTATCCTAGAGAAACAGTTAATTTTAACGGGTGTTTTAACACCTGAAGAATTTGATGCTATACGTAATGATATTAGATACGAATTTGCTAGAGATAATTATTACGATGAGCTGAAACAATCTGAAATATTACGTGAGCGCATGACTACACTCAGAGATATTGAAGATAATATCGGAAAGTATTATTCTAGAGAATGGGTCATTAGAAATATTCTTCAGATGACAGAAGAAGAATTTATAGAAATGACTGATCAGATGGAAAAAGAAAAAGAAGAAGCCCCTTCAGAAGATGAAGGAGAAGAGGATACTTCTTTCTAGACGAATTTAAATTGATAATAAATATAGATTAGATAAGATTAAATAGGGACTAAATATGAAACACTTTAAAGACCTGCTTTCAGAGGTGGCGCAACCAAAATCGCCAGAAGAGAGAGCATTTAAAGATCAGCATAAGATTGAGTTGATAAAACATCCAGTCGCGCCAGACTTTGTTCATACTGGAGAAATTCCTGGTAAAACAAAGAAGGAAAGGCCTGCTGACCAAAAAGATGATGTTAGTAACTACGATCAAGCATATGATAAGGCACAGAAAAAGAAAGCTTTTAAAATGCCTCGTAATATAGACGAATCTGAAGAAGAGACAGGAATCGAACGCTTCTCTGATAGAGATGTTAAGATGGCCATTGGTATTGCTTCTGATAAGAGATATGCTGGTGGTAACATGACAGGTGCAGTTACAGCTATCAATAAACTTGCAAAAGGTTTATCTAGACACCCTCAAGTTGCTGCAGTGCTTAAACGTCAAAACGAAAGCAACGCAATTTCATTTAAAAGTCTAATGAGTAAAGTATCTCATTCAGAGGATCTTCTGGAAAGTCCCCAAGAAGAAATCTCTATGATGATGAAGCAACTCAACTTTATATGTTATGCTTCTGAAGAAATCCAAGAGTATTTAGAAATTGATGGTTTGGATCCAGAAGAATGGTGGCAGTCAAAATTAGCACAAGTATTTAGTCAAGTAAAATCCCTATACGCTTATGCTAAAGGAAACGAAATCACAAATAAAGCAATCGACTTAGACAAAGACGACGATGATATTGAAGGCGATGATGATGCAGTTGATGTTGATTTAGAAGCTGGATATATCAACTCAGGAATGTATGAAGAAGTTGAAGTGACCGGCCAAATAACAGAAAAGTTTGACTTAAGCGAATCTAAAATTGACGTAGATTATATTGGTAGCGATGGTCAAAAAGCTTCTCACGAGAAAAGATTCAATGTTAAAATCTCAATGCACGGTAATGGACAAGCATTTGTAAGTGGCGAACCGAAAGATGTTTGGAAATTTGCTGTAAGTCACTACGGTGATGCTGATGATGCTGCTGATGTACATAAAGGATTAGCTAAATCTGTTGGTGTTAAAACAGAATCTTTGGAAAAAAAAAGCTCCTTAATAGAAGCCAATTTCAAGCCGGGTAATATAAGACTTAAGAATGGTCAATCGGTTAAATTAGATTTTAAAGATGTTAAGGCTCTTAACGCGATGATGAAAGGATTAAATCCTAAAAATCGTAAAGAGATGGAAACTAGCATGATGAAAGACAAAAAAGGATTTGGCGAAATCTTAAAATTTGCTACTCAGGCTGGAGTTTAAAGAATGGCTTGGGTTGACATACCAGGATCGAACGCGATTTGGCAATATGATAATGCAGCAACAGCAGCAGATACGTATTCAGATGCCAATGGAACAACTGCAGTTGGTGTTAGAACA